ACCTTTAGAGGGTGATTTAATTTATCTTCCGCTGTCTAATAAACTATTTCAGATTATGCAGGTTGAGCATGAACAGCCATTCTATCAGTTAAGCAATCTACCTACATATAAGCTAAGAACAGAATTGTTCGAATATAACGATGAAGATCTTGATACCGGTATTGATGCAATTGATGTTATCGAAAGAGCACATGCATATGAGTATTTACTCACTTTAGATTCCGCCAGTAATGGATTTATTATTGGTGAGACAGCTACTCAGACTTTCTCTACCGGAGTGACTATGCAAGGAGAGATCTCTAAGTGGTCTGATTCAGATAATATTCTTGGTTTGATTCATGTAGGTGCTAGTGATGGTTTGTACCATGAGTTCACTACTACATTACAGATATCAAGTCTTACCTCAGTTGCAACTGTAACAGCTGTTACAGAGGATAATCAAATATCTGCGAATGAACAAAATGACGACTTTAATACTATTGGAGATAGCTTTTTAGACTTTACAGAATCAAATCCCTTTGGTGATCCAAGTGCGTATTATGTTTGATTTTGGATTTACTGCGGTTGATGAAGATGAACTGGAAGCCGTACAAAAAGTGACAGTTGCTGCTACATCTGCAGAAGATAGATTAAATAACCTATACAATGCCATTGTTCCGCTTTTAAATAATTTAAAAAAGAATCCAGAGAAAGATTATATTCTCTGGCCTAATCGTTTAACCAAAGTAGAAGAGTTCGAAGACGTTCTACAGAAGATATACAAGGGTTAATTATGCTTGGTAATCATTTCTATCATGAACGGTTAAGAAAAAGCGTTGCAGTATTCGGCGCGCTATTTAATAATATTTATGTCATTCGTAAAAATTCTTCTAATCAAGTTATTTCTCAGGTTAAAGTTCCGTTATCTTATGCACCTAAGAACAAGTTTTTAGAACGAATTAGGGAAAACCCAGACTTAGATGCTAATACTCAAGTAGCGATGAAGTTACCTAGGATGTCTTTTGAGATTATTTCTATTGCATACGATCAGGGTAGGCAGCTACAGAAAACTAATAACTTTCAGCAGCAAGGCACTTCTAATGCTCTTCGAAATAAGTTTTATTCATATGTGCCATATAATTTAGGGTTTCAATTAAATATATACGCCAAAACTCAAGATGATGCTTTGCAAGTGGTAGAGCAAGTATTGCCATACTTTAATCCACAATACACGCTTACATTAAAACCTTTTACTGAGTATCCTGATATAAAAGAAGATGTTCCAATTGCTCTAAACGGAGTAGATTTTTCTGATGATTACGAAGGTGCTCTAGAGCAAAGAAGAACTATCTTATACACTTTATCATTTGATATGAGAATTAATTTTTATGGACCTATACAGTCCAAAAACGTTATTCGCAAATCTATAAATAACATTTACGATATTAACGCTGGTGTATCAGGAGATGACTTCTCTGGTAGAGTTACAGTAACACCAGACCCATTAACAGCTATTGGTTTAGCAGATAGTGACTTCGGATTCACCGAGGTTATAGAAGAAAAAGATAACAGATCTTATGTACTTAACGGTTATGTAGTAACCGATTATTTTAGCATCGAGGGATAACATGGCAATTACATTAAGAACCACAAAAGGTTCAGCTCTTACTCATACAGAGATGGATACCAACTTTAGTGAACTAGATAGTAGGATTATTGATTCCGGTGGAATTGCTTCTATTGCTCGATCTGTAGCACTTGACTCTGCAGAAGCCTTTCAACTTCTCTTAGATTCATCAGAGATAGTTAATCTTATTGATAGCAACTACATTAATAGTTTTGCTTTAGATTCAGCAGCTACATCTTCTCTTATTGCAGGAGAAGGATATACTAAATATGATTCTGCGGATACTATGGGCATCATTGATTCTCATGTAGATGCTGACTTTATTGCTGCATATGTAGATTCAGCATTTGTTGCATTAAGAGCGCCTGATTATATTACATATTATGAAGACGAAGTAAAAGGCACAGTTGATTCAGATTATGTGTTTTTAAAACAAAGACAGTACACATTTGCAGATGATTTTCAAGCTGATACTATAGCGTTAATTGATTCGGATTATGTTCAAGCAAGACAGTCATTAGATTCATCTGCTGTAACTGGACTAATTGATTCTGCGTATATTCAGTCTAGACAGCTTGGTGCTGATTTAATTGATTCAGCTGTTGTACTAAATTTAAGTATTGCTAGCCTGTCAGAAGATTCCTCTCCAACTCTAGGTGGAGATTTGAATATGAATGGATTCTCTAATGCATATGCGTTTAATCTAGGAGCTTCAGGCACTTCAGCATATACATTTTCTGATATAAGAAACAGATTTTTTCCAACATCTGAAAATAACCCCACATTATATTTAAGGAGGGGCGAAGTATACTTATTTAATAATACGACAGGTGGACACCCATTGGAAATTCAAGATAGTGATGGCAATCCTTATGAGATAGGGGTTGCTAATAATAGAGATAGCGCTGGTACTGGTGTCGTAGGTATTACACCATCGATGAGCGCGCCGTTGCGGCTTAAATACCAATGTACATCGCATCCCGCAATGAATGGAATTATTAATATAGTGTAATGATATGACACAAGATAATGCAGAAAATGACTTTGAATACTCAAGAAGAATATACCACGATCTTTTAAATAAAGGTTCTGAAGCTCTAGACGATATGATGGAAGTAGCGCGAGCTACCGAACATCCTAGAGCTTTTGAGGTTCTTTCTAATATGATGAAAAATGTTGGTGATATTAATGGATCACTTATGGATCTCCATAAGAAGAAAAAAGACTTCGATAAAACTGATGAGGTAAAGGAATTACCAGGTCAAACTACCAATAATGTGTTTATTGGTTCTACAAGTGAACTGCAACGAATGTTGCGGCAACAAGATGATGAGGAAAATATAGTTGACATTAGTGATTACAAGAAGGATGACTAATTCTTACAACGGTAATATCAACGTAAAAAGAGATGGTATTACCCATAATTGGACCACCGCTGAAGTAGCTGAATATGCTAAGTGTATGAAAGACCCTGGTTACTTTGCTTCAACCTACTGTAAAATTATATCACTTGATAAAGGATTAGTTCCGTTTGAACTTTATCCATATCAAGAAAAGATGTTTAAGAAATTTAATGACAATAGATTTAATATAGTATTAGCTTGTAGACAATCAGGTAAATCTATATCTTCAGTCGCATATCTCTTATGGTATGTACTATTTAATCCAGAAAAAACTGTTGCGATTCTTGCAAATAAAGGCGCAACTGCTGGTGAGATGTTAGCACGTATTACTCTTATGCTAGAGAATCTTCCTTTCTTTTTACAACCAGGTTGTAGAGCTCTTAATAAAAGATCTATAGAGTTTTCAAATAATAGTAGAGTTATTGCAGCAGCTACGTCCGGATCGTCTATTCGTGGTATGTCAGTTAACTTATTGTACCTTGATGAGTTTGCATTCGTTGAAAGAGCAGCCGAGTTTTATACCTCAACATATCCTGTTATTTCTTCCGGTAAAGATACAAAGGTTATTATTACTTCTACTGCTAATGGTATCGGCAATATATTTGAAAAGATATGGACAGGAGCTATTCAAGGTGTAAATGAATATACGCCATTCAGAGTAGATTGGTGGGATGTACCAGGTCGAGATGACGAGTGGAAACTGCAAACCATTTCTAACACTTCGCAGCTGCAATTTGATCAGGAGTTCGGTAATACATTTTTTGGTACAGGTGATACTCTAATTAATGCAGAAACATTAATGGCTTTAAGAGCTAATCCGCCCAAGTCAATGCTAGAAGGTAATAGCGTTTATATATATGAAGAAACACAAAAAGATCATGATTATATTATGACTGTTGATGTGTCGAAGGGAAGAGGACAGGACTATTCTACATTTAATGTGATCGATATTAGCACAAGACCTTTTAAACAGGTTGCTGTTTATCGCAATAATACTATCTCGCCTATTCTCTTCCCAAATATTATTTATAAATATGCTAAAGTCTACAATGATGCTTATGTCGTCATTGAAGCTAATGATCAAGGGGCAGTAGTTTGTAACGGATTATATTATGACTTTGAATATGAAAATATGCACGTAGAGTCTGCTGTTAAGGCAAATGCTCTAGGTATTGAAATGAATAGAAAAGTTAAAAGACTAGGATGCTCTACTATAAAGGATATATTAGAAACACAAAAGCTGGATATAGTAGACGAAAATACTATTTTAGAAATATCGACCTTTATTGCTAGAGGTCAATCATACGAGGCATCTGATGGTAATCATGATGATCTAATGATGAATCTCGTAATGTTTGGATATTTCTCTCTTTCAAGCCAGTTTGGTGAAATTACTGATATTAATCTAAAAGAAATGATGTATAAAAATAGAATGCAAGAGATTGATAATGACATGGTTCCATTTGGATTCGTTGATGACGGACTAGAAGAAGTAGAAAGAGCTGTAGATCCTAGAGAGCCATGGGCAGTTGAACACGATTTTAACGATAACTTTTACTAAATTAAATAAATTATAAATAACAGTAATTGAATTCCGTATTATGTAAAACTTATAATTCGATTACTGGAAAAGGAACGAACAATGGCATTATTTACTCCTTCGGAGTCGCCGGCAATCGTAGTCAAAGAAGTTGATCTGACAGGCGGAGTGCCTAATGTTCAATCTTCAACTGGCGCGTTTGTAGGTAACTTTCGCTGGGGACCAGCTGAGAAAGCAACGCTCATATCTAATGAAGCGGGACTTGCTGAACAGTTTGGAAACCCAGACGACTCACATACAGTAGATTTTCATTCTGCTGCATACTTTCTAAAATATTCAAATTCCATGCAAGTAGTAAGAGCTGTCTCTTCTGCTGCACGGAACGCAGCTGATGCATCAGGCACAACTGCACTAATTAAAAACAGTGATACATGGGATAACGGTACATGGACTGGTAAAGTACATGCTAAGTATCCTGGTGTTTTAGGTAACTCTCTTAAGGTATCTGCAGCTGGTCCAGCTACATGGGACGGATGGGTATATGCTAGCAAGTTCGA